GCGATGCGTGACACTTGGGGAGAAGGCTCAACACCAAAGTCAGCTGCAATCTCGCACGCCAGATTGTATTTAAACGCACGCAGGTAGCCCGGCGGAAACGCCAAGCTAGTCGCCAACTGAGCAGGCTGATCAAGCGGATCGACGCTAATAAAGTGCCATTCCAATACTTTGGTTGGGACTGGGTACACATAAAGATTAACGTCAGGATAATTAGTGTTAACCCACATCACTTGTGGATAAGTAGACGTAACTGTCTTGACCGCGATACCATCGTATTGCTGTTGGTTAATCAGTTTGATACCAAAAGAAACGCCATTGGACGGATCGATAAAGTATGTTGCATCATCCATCAGAATGGGACGTTTACCAACAAAGTCGCCCGTTGGACCAAGCGTGCGACTACGCGCGCCAGGTGGCCATAAATATACTTGATCTTGAGTTGTAAACACGGCAAGGCGTTCAGTTGACCAGCTGTCGATCATCTGATTCATAGACGCCAAAGCGTCTTGTGCGGTCGCCGCAGAGGGTTCTTCAGCCTCAGCCAATTGCCCAATTAAGCGTAATGCGCCGTTTATCTGGTCGCCGGCAGTGGTGATCGCCATATTTACTCCGAAGTTTTACGTCTACGTTTTAGCGCGTTTACCGGCTCCGCATCTTCAGGCGTATCCAAAGTATACCGTACCCAGCCGTTTTTTACATCCTGTTCTGCCTCTAGTTCCATGTTGGCAACTTTGGTTCCGTGAACAGGGTGTTTTAAATATATGTGCATCGTTATTCCATGAAAGAAGGGGGCCGAAGCCCCCGACTTATTAACCAGCTACGCGATAGAAAACGTAGGTCGAAGCAGCGGTCTTGCGAACACGCCACTGGCAAGCTGTAACTGCGGCAACCGCAGCAACACCAACCAAAGTGCAACCTGTGTTAGCCGTTACGGTTGCAGCGTTAGTTGCGCCCGTGTTGATGATATAGAAATCAAAACAGCTGTCATTTTTCATGCTGGGGAAAGCTGCGTCGATGTCCGATGCCAGTGGCACGGTCAAGTTTACAGCTGCGCCAGTATAAGTAATGATACCGGTTGCTAATTCAGCAGGAGTCAGCGTTGCTGCTGCTGTCTTTGCCGTAGGAGCGACCTGAGTCACCATGTTGATTTCATTTACGTTGCCATCACCGAATTGATAGCCACCTGCGCCGTTTGGAAGTGCCATGATAATTTCCTTAAAAAGATTAGAAATAGGGCCGAAGCCCTATTTTGTTTAGCCCCACATACGCACGGCTGTGACCGGACGAATGGCAGCGTAACCGTACAGAACGTCAATACGGCAAGGCAGGCGGTCGTTGTTGATGTCGTACTGACGTACGATACGCAACGAGATGCCGTTGTGGACTTGGCGTGAAGCCATGTCAACGCCCTGTGGCAACAACAAGTCAGCCGTCGCAAAAGCGATTGCATCTTTGTGGTAAACCAAGTTCTGTGGGTAGCTGGTAAGGGCTGAACCAAGCATGGTTACAGCTTTACCGGCAACGGGGAACGAATCAACAGTAGCCAATGCGTTAGCAGGCGTGTAGATTGCTGGGCTGATGCTCAGAGTTGCGGTCGAAGAACCTGTACCAACAGCAGTTACTGTGAACTGTTGCAGGCTGCCCGTCGATTCGCGTGTCTGTGGGTTAACTGCGTAGCAGTCAGCGATTGTGAACACGTCGCCGATGTTCCAGACTTTGCTTGAGCCGGTAAAGCTAATACCGAGTGAAGCTGCGCCTTGAGTAGCAACAGTTGACGTAACAGTGATCGTTGTACCCCAGTCGCCGGTCAAGTGGTTCTTGATTGACTGGCTCATGTTGATCTCGTCCAGACCCAAAATGCCTTCGCCCATCATGCCACTCTTGAACTGACGGCTGATAGTACCGGTTGGGTTAAACAGACCTTTCATGCCTTCAACCAGACCTGCGTTAGCAGCTGGGTTGACGGTAGCGTAACGCTGATCCATCGGTGTAGCAAACTCGTTCAGCTTCTGGTTAGCTTGGAGCAGTACCAGTGAAGTTGAAGGCGTTGTGCCAGGTGTGCCGACTGAGTTGTAGATGCCTTTGTATGAGTTTGCAACGTCTGCGTCAACAGAAGATGCCAACTGGCTTACGCGAGGCTTCAGAACACGTTCTGCAAAATCATCCAGCTGCATGGTCAATTCAGCAGAGGTGAAGTTCACGCCGATGTGTTTCTGTGAAGAAACAGTCAGGGTTGTGTACTGTTCGTTGTCGTCCTGAACTTGCAGGGCAGCACCGTCAGTCACCAGAGCGCGATCGGGCAAGCGGATACGGAGGGTTGAACCAATTTTGGCGCCTTCAACAGCGAAGGAGTCGTCATATTGGCGGTTGACGTTACGTGTGAGCACCAGGTTGTTCTCGAGGATTTCGAGAGACTTACGGGTAATCATGTCGATGGTAAGAATCGAGTTACTCATGATGTTTCCTAAAAAAGTAAATTAGCGGTTTCGCGCTTCAAGCTTTTTCATCTGTCGCTGGCGATCCGCTTCAATCCATTCTGATGTGCTCATTGATTTAATTGAGCGTGGGTCAGTTGTATCAAAGTTAGGCGAACCAGTGCTTCTTGCCGTGACAGGCGAAATAGGCGAGGGCGCATTGGATGTCTTTTTAACCGGTGGATCAGCTGCCAATTTGGCTTCGATTTTACCGATTTCTTTAGCCTGCAAGATAGGGTCTAAACGTGAGATACGTTCAGCTTCTCTTGGATTTGCCCCTAAGTGGTAAGCCACTTCTGGACCAATATCAGAGTACTGAATCGCTTTCGCCATCGCGGTAGTGATTGCTAAGTTCGGGTTATAAGCGACTTGTTCAAAGTCAGAATATTTAGCCTTCGCTTCGTCTTCTCTATCGTGATACTGTTCAAGAACCTCTGACTGTTGCTTTTGCTGCTCACGTTGGCTGATAATTTGTTCGGCTTTTTGATACGCTAATGCTTCTGCGTAATCTTCAGTTGAAGCAAATTGCTCAGGTGCAACAGGCGCTGCTGGGGCTACAGGCTGAGATGCTCGTTCGCGTTCCCACTTTCGTTGCTCTCTTGCGAGTCTTTTGCCGATGGCTGCATCTAATTCTTCTTGTGAGAAGGTTTTAGGCGCTGCTTCAGCTACTTCCGGCGCTTGTACTTCAGATACCGATTCTGCCGTAACTATCGGTTCTGGCGCGGGTACTTCCGCTAAGGTTACTTCTTCTGACATTTTTGTTTCCTAAGAAACCCTGGTGGATCGCACCAGTACGATAATTATAAAGTAAATCTTATGCAACAGCTAGACTTTGCCCTTGCTGATATAAGTTTGTGCCGTCTGAACGGAATACAAAATAATCTTTAGCTGCGGCGGCTGTGGACAACGTAGGAGCAACACCACCTGCCCACTTGAACACTGAGTTCCATGTGAGCGTGTTAGAACCACCGTTTTGAATGACAGCTAATGCGTAGAATGCACCGTTCACCAAGTTGGTCGGCGCACCCATCGTGCGATTTGTTCCAGTAAAAGTGAACGTGGCAGTTTGACCTGTAGCTGTATTCCAAGCAATGGTTGCGGCATCTGTTAATGTAATGTTTGGCGAATACCCAGTACCAACTACAGCTAACTTTGCGCCAGGCGTTGATGTCCCAAGCCCTACATTACCAGCAAAATAGTTATCAGCCGTACCCGCTGCGTAGAAGTTATAGCGACCTGTGCCAGAAGCTATGCCTGAATAGAAGCCGTAATTATTGGTTGCACCGGTTAATGTACTTCTGGCAAAAAACCCATATTGATTAGTTACAGTCGATCCTGCCCCAACCGAAATTCCAGAGGCAAAGAAATTTGCAGAGTCAGTAAGAGTAAACGTTGCGGCTTGTGTAGCTGGATATACACCAATACCATAATACGAAACAGTTGTTGTACTTGGAATGGTTCCAGAAATTGCTAACGGAACAGAAGTAAATGACGCCGATGTTGGATGTGTGCCTACAATAGCTAGTCTGTTATCCGATGACGCAGAACCACCAATCCCAACACGCCCAGCACTATCAATCCTCATCCGCTCAGTAGGACTACTCGCACCATCAGCCGTAGTGCTGAACACCAAGCGACCGGGCATATCATTAGTGCCGGGTGTACCGTCTACTTCTATTGATACTCTTGCTGCTTCTGTAAATTGTGTACCATCATCCCCTGCGGCAGATATACGCAACAAAGCATCACCACTTTGTACTACTGAACCGATTGTTCCGGTTGTTGCTGATCTGGACTTTGCAAAATATGCCGCTGCTGGGCTTGAGGATGCAGCGTATCTGAATAATCCTAAACTACCACTTCCATTATCAAATGATTGTAGGACTGGTGTTACCGCAACACCACCCACGTTTGTACTAACTGCTGTTCCGTTTCTAACCAAAACAGTACCATCCGCAGTCACAGCAAACGGCGTAGCATCAGGATTAGCACTATCCTCAACTAAGATAGCGTTGCCTGAGCCTAGCTGCGTGATGCGTAAAGCGTTAGTAGAAGTATTTGCAGAAATAATTGCGCTAGTGGCGCCAAGTGTTACGCCATCAATTGAGCCGCCTGTAACCGTTACAGAGCTAGAGTCTTGAACCGACATTGTTCCTAAACCGCTAATGTCGGTATTTGGAATAGTCGCCGATGCGGTCATGGCAGATGTGCCATTGCCTTTGACGTAACCCGTTAAAGTTGTTGCACCCGTACCGCCATTGGGTACAGCAAGTGTGCCGCCAAGGGTTAGCGTACCAGACGCCGTAATTGGCCCACCCGTTAACGTCAAGCCTGTTGTACCACCAGAACCATCAACAGAAGTCACTGTACCCGCACCGCTTACAGAAATCCAAGCAGGCAAACCAGATACCAATGAAAGCACTTGCCCATCCGTACCTTTGGCAAGTAAAGAAGTCGCACCAGCAGCTGTCTGATAAGGCATTGAACCAGACAGACCACCTGCAATGTTTGTTGCGCTACCGGCGTTGCCAGTAATTGACCCAACAATGGCGGTGGATACAGTCAATCCTGTCAACGTACCAACAGTCGTAATGCCTGTATACGAACCAGACAACCTAGCTGCATCAAGAATACCGCTTGTAACTTGAGTGGCATCAATGTCAATCGGCTGGTCAAAAACTGAAGTAATTTGACCTCTTGCATTGACCGCAAGTGTCATATTGCGTGCTGCCGTGCCATACGTTCCAGCGGTGACAGCAGTATCCGTAATCTTAAATTCGTGACCCGTTAAGGTCAGGCCGGTTCCAGCTGTGTACGCATCCGCAATAATCGAATTATCGACGTATGCTTTGTTGGCTATATCAAGTGCTGAAGATGGCGTAGTCGTAACTTGACCAGAAAATAGCAGTGCATTACCTGATACTACAAGGTTATCAAACGTCTGTGTGCCTGTGCCATCATCATAGAGAAGCGTACCATCAGCCGCAGGGATAATCAGAACTTTATTTGATCCGGTATCAGCAGCGTCAAGCGTGACCGTACCACCAGCTAAACAATTAAAAATGGCGCGGCTCATGGCTTTTCCTTATTCGTAAATGACAGTCGCAGTAACAGTGCCGCTAATCACGACATTTAGCCCTTTATTGAAAAAGGCTCCGTCCACACCAAGAGGGTAAAAAGTTGCAGCAACTGGAGTAAACACGCCTAATAGTGTGTTGGTTGTGCCGCCTGCCGGCTCGTCATAAACAGTAATGGTAGGTGTGCCAGAAGCTGCACTTACAAAAATGCCTTTAAGCTTTCCTGCGCCAACTTTGACCTGTTTGGTCTCTGAGATATATGTAAAATTTGCCATGATTTAAGCCTGATAATTTTTAACGAGCAAGATTTGAATAATGGTAGACACAAAATTGTTTGTTGCCGTGCCCATAGCCTCTGCCATAATCAATGTTTTTTCAGGAATTCTGATTGGGTACACAGGGTTAAATTCTACAATTCCGTTATTAGCAACGGCAGAAACTGTAGCCATCTTGACGCCGTTTGTACCAGTAATTGTCACTCTGCCCCACACAGCGTTTGTACCGCTTGCTTGACCAAATGTAAGTCGTGAGTACCCCGTATACGCTGTATAACCAGCAGGAACAGTGTAGGTAGCTGTTTGACGTGTATTCCAACCAACAGGAATTTGATCAAAAACAGTAGCAGGAACGCCTGCGGTTACAACGCCATCGCCAGCATAAATAGTACCGGAAGCCGTGCCGTTGGAGCCGCCAGAAGATACGGCAAGCCCGTTAATCCTAAAGTACAGATTAACTGTATTGACAGGCGTTTGACCATTAAGAATAATAATTTCGCTTATCACATCGTAATTACCATCAACGCCAGTAATTACAACGGTTCTAGCGCCAACGCCTGCGGCTGTGTCTTCCGTGCTGCTTGAAGATATTTTCATAACCGTAGCAACAGTGGGGAACGTGATCGTGCCATCCGACCAAATAGGTTCCCACGCAATGTCTACGTCGTTGTTGTACCCTAGAATTTGTACCGCAGTATGCCCAGAAATTTGCCCACGGGCAACTTGAAGCTCAAAAGATTCATTTTTGCCATACTTTGTTTGCGATTCAAATAAGTTCACGATAGAAATCTCAACTTATAAAGTGTGGAGAGATACAGCTCAATAATGCCATCTATCAAATTCTGGAGAGGCGTGTCGTCCTTCTCACATATTTCGTAACGACATTTCTCAATTTCTTCAAGTTGTGCTTCCAAAAACGCCGTAACATTGGTCGTTTTCTTAGCAGATTGTAGCCCGATCGAGCCAATTAAGCCATGCCTGCCTTGATAAGCCTCTGCAAATCCATCGGCCAGATCAATGATGTTTTCATAGAACTTTTGCAATGCTTTGTGTTTGGCGTACGAACGAGTGTTCAGGTGAACCGAATGGGTTACGTCACGAGCCAAAAACAGCATTCCTACAAATTCAGCGCATTTAACCATGATTTGCAAACGCTCCGTGATACTTTTCTCTAGCCATAGTAGCAACAAGATCGGCTAATTCTAAATCTTTAAAATAACCTAAAAAATTCCGTTTTTTATTTGCGGTAACAATTACAGACCAACTGTTGGTAGGTTTGTGCCAATAAACATTTTTTGACCCTGTAGTGTTGTCAAATCGCAAACCAACGTTTTGTTGGTTTTTATTGTCTGCAATTCTTAAATTTTCTATGTTGTTGTTTAATTTGTTTGTGTCTTTATGATCTATTTCACTTGGCATATCGCCGTACTGCATAAGCCATATTATTCTATGGAGCGCGTACCCTTTGCGTCTATACATAAAACGGCAATGACCTGAAGAATGGACGTACCCAACTTTATCCCCCGCGTAAACGCCGCGAGAAGGCCTTATTTTCCAGTAAAGCGCTCCGTCACGGTATTCAAACAATTGATGCGCTAATTCTTGCGTAATCATTGTGGTGGCATCCCTTCAGGTGGCATCATAGGTGGCTGCTGCATCTGTTCTTCAAACCCAGCGCCGCCTCGCTCATCGGTTGGGTTCACCAGATCGCCCGTGGCAATCATGGAGTGAATAGTACCCATAACCACGTCTTGAATCTGCTCGGGCGACATAGAAGCTTGCACAGCCGTCAAACGCTTGGTTTCAGCATCAAATGCTTTGACTTGCGCCTCAAATTCTTTACGCTGAAGGTCTTGGATTTCAACCGATTTGCCGACGTTCTGAAGCATCTGGTGCATTTGCTCCATCTCTTGACCCATCGCTTGAATTTGCTGTTCAGCAGCCTGCAACTCAGGCGGTTTATCGCCTTGCTCCATAAGCTTAGGATCAATCGTTTTAGCCAGACGTTTAGCCATCTCTTGTGCGCCTGGCCAATCCATGTGTTTCACAAACAAATCGCCTGCGACTTTCCACAACTCTGGGTTGCCCTGCAACAGCTGACCCATCGAGTCCAGTGCTTCCTGACGCTTGGTCATGTAGCTTGGACCGGTCATGACCATGACGTCATATTGACCTACGCCAGGGTTGTAAATCTTTTCAATCTCAATACCTTCCTGATTCATGATTTTATTAACCGGCATTTGCTGCTCAGGGTTAATCTTTACATGATCCGTTTCGCCATCTTCACCAATGATACGCGCAACACGCTCTGTATCGTAAATCTTAGGGATCAGGTCAATAATCTGACGTGTAGCGTGGCGAATAGCTCGGGCCAAGTTGTCAACGTAGTGATACGTTCCCACATCGCCCTGCTTTTCTCTTGCAAGAATTGCCTTACCTGAACGCTCGTTGGATGTCGCACCAAGGCTTGAGTCATACTGACCGGTCGTTGACTTGATATCGTCTGATGCACCAGCCTTGGCTTGTAACAGCCCAGAAGACGCCATAGGAGGCTGCGCACGCTGCGGTAGGGGTAGTGTACCCCCCGCACCGTCTGTGACGTCAGGATTAACCTCTAAGTACGGCCAGTTGGTCGTGTTAGCTGTCTTCCACTGCTGCTCGTAGCCTTCAAACTGACCACCATAGCCAATAAAAGGTGCTTTTGGAGCCAAAGCCAACATTTCAGCTTCTTGGCTTACCCAATAGTTATACATCCGCTGTGCGTCTTTGGCGTTACGCACCAAGCCAGACACATACAGCTGACCATCTACTTCAAATTCATTGCCAACCACACGAATAACTGGAATCCACTTGCCTGCCCAGTCCTGCGATTCAAGAATCTCAAAACCGTTAATCTTGCACCATTTGATCTTCTTTATATCCACAATGCGTGACTTGATCGGCTTCAGACCGCGCATTGCCTGTTCAGCGTCTTCCGCCGAGCCAGCCATTGCGGACACGTTACCGTAGTACAGGTTTAGCGTTGCCTTTTCATGTTCTATATAGAAGTACTCAGCAATGCGAACCGTGTCTTCGCTCACCCAAGGCGTAATTGACTGATCGCCAATGCCTTGTTCTTGGATAGAAGACACAGCCTTTGCGTTCGGAAACAATCGCTCGTAATCTTCTTTAAGAATGTCTTCCGTAATAAAGCACCACTGTGCGTCTGAGCCGCATGGGTCTTGAATAGTCGGATCCATGTAAACGCTAAAACTATTGCGAATCCGCCCAATCTTGATGTCTTGATTAAACGAGTTGTCGTCACAATAATCTGTCAGTAGACGGAAGTAACCTTCACCGTATGCAACTTGATTCTCACAAGCCGTGTCGTAAGCGACATCGGCATCTGAAATGTACTGAATATGGCGCACCATACCGTTCAAGATTTCAGCAACTTCCACGTCTGCATTGTCATCAACTGGAATTACTTTTCCACTTGGTCGATTTTGGCGTTGGTCGTTGGTGACTTGATGAACGTGCTGTGGCAACTTGTTGATGGTAAGGCAAGGGCGTGCATTAATTGTCTGACCTTGGACAGAACCGCGCGTCTGCAACACGTCAGCCGGCCACTGCCATTGGTTGTCAGGCGACGCAGCATAGAAACGAAGATCATCAAGTTCATCCTCCCGTGAGTCGCTATAGGCAGACATCGCCATTTTAAAGCGGGATCGTGCGGTCGAGAGGATGTCTTCGTCTTTCATATTAGCCCGATTTTTATACTAAACCAATTATATCGCCATCTTTCATCAATAAATGACCGTCATACTCAGTATCAATAGTGCCACTATACTGCACATGATCACCTACAGACACCATTATCGGTCTAATTCCACCGCTAGGCAAGCGTTTACCTGGTCCAACTGCGATAACCGTTCCGGTACAAACATCCGGCATAGCCGAATCTGGTAGCACAAATAAGCTATGCTTAACCGCAGCGTC